TATGTCTCAATAGCAGCAGCGTGTGCTTGCTTTATATCCTCACTAGAGTTTGGTATACCACCTATCTCTTTTTCAGTTACAGATAGTTTGTTCCAAACTTTATCAGGCCTGTTCATAGAGAAACCTCTATAACCCCTTTGTTTTAAAAAGTACAAAAACCTAGGTTTATTGTTTTCTGCTAAAACAGGCATACCATAAAATACCAAAGATTTTAAAATGTCTTCAAAAAATATCTCAGCAGTCTTTGGTCTACTAACGTATTCAAGAAAAAAATGATTTGGAGGCGCGTTTTCCATGGAATACTTTGTTAAGCCATGTAAAGCACCGTTAGAGCCCTTACCATCAACAGTACCACTGATATCATAAGAGTCACAACCAAAAGCGCCCATGTGTTCGTTTCCAGGATATTTTACCCCATTTTTTATAATCACTCGATTTTGCAGTTGTTTATCTGGTACCCAAGAAATTATAAACCTACCTTTTGGATCTGGGCTAAAGAATACCTCTGTATCCTTAACTCCGTTTTTCCAGTGAAAACCACCTCTTGTAACTAAACCATCCCTAACAACACCTTCGTTAAAATCTATTTGATCGTATATTCTAGCTAGATTAAATAAGCTGTCTTTAGTCTCATCTCTAAAGGCGTGTTCTTCTGTTCGTGGAAACTGCCTATAAAATTCATTAAGAGCATCTTGATCACCTCTTAACCCTTCCGCTTCATTTTCCCAGTTCTCGATAACACCGACGTCAATTTCATCCCCGTATGGTCCATACACTGCTTTATCGGGAGTTTCAAATACTGGGTTGCCATACTCATCGATGAAACCTTCATAATTCCATTCCATTGGTATGAACAAGCTGTACAAACCTGATTTTGTTTGCCCGTTTTTATTCCTTTGCGTAACATCAGAGTCGTAGTATAGCTTTTTAAAATTATCACCGCCTTTGTCTAAAGCGTTAGATGTTGATCCCATCATGCATTTACCTATAATACGAGAACCAAGCCTAAGACATGTTTTAGTAACACGCCAGTTATTGAGTATGTTATCAGGTCTTTCCCATTTACCACTCTCGTCGTGAACTAGTAATTTTAACTTTTCACCATCATACGAGTTATCACCGGTATTTTTCCAGTCAATAGTGGTATCAAGACCTTCAAGCTCTATTTGTTTTTCTTGCGATTGTATGGATTTTCTAGTGAGCTTAGAAGCTGGAACTCTATAAGCAAGTTCGGTTTTTGGCCTATCCATACCGTCCTGGATAGGTTTGAAGAAAAACGGATAGTTAACTGAGATGGGCACAACCTTGTCGGTAAACATTTTTTTAGCATCAGCACCTGTTTTTGATAAGATACCAAATCGGGCGTCACTTGATATGGTTGCCATGTTGACAGTTTCGCCGGATGCCATAAATGAAAACCCACTCCGTCTATTCTTGAGGTAGCACATTCCGTAGCATCGACTATCAGCTTTGCATGCTTCCCAAAATATAAAGAAGAGTCTATTTGCGTCTCTATACTCTGGTTTTCCAACATCAATTTTTGACCATTGCAAGTACATGTAATGAGTACCAGTAATGTAAACAGGTACATTTTTGTTTTTAAACCAAAAACCATTCTCCCTTCTATTAAACTCTTCATCGATGTAATGTTCCCAGTTTTCTTTAAAATTATCTGGATATTCTTTCCATTCAAAAACACTTTTTATTCTCTTGAGCTCTTTGGGATAATCAAAAGGTGTCCACTTTTTTTCAGCAAACTCATGAACATTGCTCTGTTTAGGTAAAGCAATTTTTAAGTTCTGTATTTGGTATATATCACCAATCTGCCCAGATTTACTAATCACAACAAAATCAAATTCTTTATTGTAACCGTACTTCCATTTTTTAGCCCTATTGTATCTTTTAATAGTGCTATCTTTAATTGGTTTTATTATGCTATACAGACTCTGTTCGTACATTACTTAGATCTTCTTTCAGCGAAACCACTGAACGCTTTTGTTTGAGTTTCTTCTTTTGGCTTGTTTTCAAGCATAGCTTCTTCTTCGTTAATACGGTTTAATATTTCAAAAGCATCAAATATAGCTAGCTTTTTTGTCGCCGCAGCATTCTTTAACCTATCTGCAGAAACATCGTCTTCTGAGTGGGTTATTATTTTTTCTTCAGCAACTTTAATAAGTTCTTCAACAGCTTTATGTCCAGCTAGGATTATATTCCTTTTCGTTTCCTTTATGTCCATAATCTATATTCACGTTTTTTGATAAAACCCTATACATCCTTTGATCACCAATAACAAACTCATACTCGCTTCTAGGTGTAAAGCCAACTAGGTTTCCTATTTTTAAACCAAATTTAGAAAGATCTTTTCCAAGCATTTTTATAACACCTGTAAAAGGCTTTTCGTTTTCTATAGTCCATTTATCTGTAGACTGTATAGGTTTAACAAAGCAATAACCATTTAAAGGTTTCCAAACATCATCTCTCTTATACATGTAAACTTGGTCTTTAGCGCACAAATAGGTATCCTCTTTAAAATAGCTTCTACTATTTTTCTCTCTACCCTTAACGTCATAAAACCTTCTAAAAACATTATGGTGAACAATAACCTGATCACCTATTTCTACACCTGTATCGTTTTCTACAGGAACGCTTACAACAACACCTATTCTATTCACGTATCTATGATCTTGAAGATCCGTGTTTAGTATAAGCTGCTTTTCACCTATTTTCTTTTTGTTTTTAGATCTACCACCTAATGGCTTTACAACAAAATCAAATATAGACTTCATTAGTACTCAAGGTTATATTCAACAGCAACACCCATGTTTTTGTTAAAGTCTTTCCAAGGCAAAACGTTGCTACCTTTTTTGATATATATACTAAACTTATCTTCAAGCTCTACTATACTATCTATAACATGCCCACCGTAGACTTCCTGTCCAACAGAGTAGTGCATGGCTTCATTTTTGTAGTCTCTACCAATAGTTATTTTTCTTATAAGGTTATTCATCTTCAGGAACTATACTACCATCTGATAAATCTAAAGTAACCTCACCGTATTTTTCCTCAATAGCAGACTGTTGTTCTTTTAGTTTTTCCTGGTGTTGCTGTAAAACGCTGAACAATTGTAGTTTTTGTTGTTCTACGTCAGCGATAGATATTTTAATTTGGTTAACATTGTTTATTACGCTTGTTAACTCTTGCAATTCTTCTTTTGTAATTTTCTTTGCTTTTGCCATTTTAATTTAATTTTAACTCAAATGTATAATAATTATGGATATGTATTTGTTGATTTAAGCGCACTAGGCATTTTTTCTTCTAGTATATCGTACACTGCTTCAGCTATCTTAGCATATCCAACTTCATTCCAATGCTGTTGATCAGATTGTAAGTATTGCTGACCCGTGTATCCTGAGTTTGTATTAGAACCTGCCGCACTAGACTGGCTTGTATCGCTATCGTTTAAAATATCTTTCATATCTATAACAGCTATTAATTCAGCGCTGGCACCTGTGTACTCATCAACAACGGACTGTTGCCAACCTCTAACAACCTCTGCTGATGCGTATACATTAGAAGGAACAAAACTACCGCTATAATACTGTCCTATGTTGTGTGTCTTCTGAACTATAGTAAGGATACCTTGGCTTATGTTATAGTTTAATAGTTTTCTTAAATTATTTTTCACTATTCCTTCTTGAGTTTCTATCTCCTCCGTTGTAGATGTACCAACAATAAAATCAAGGCGTTGAATAGTGCCACCGCTAGTTAGTACAACGTCAGGTTTAAGGTCATAGAATCCTACTGTCTTGGGAACCGTCAAGTTTTCAAAATTGCCGCCTTCATCAGTCCTTCTAGTATTCCAACCTTCTGGCCCTACTGGCTGACTATTGTCATCAAGTATTAGGCTTATCTGCTGGTTAAATCTAGTTCTATTGATACCATAATTATATATGCTAAAGTTTGGAAATATATTAAGCTTAGACCAAGAGTCTAAATTATTTATATTTTGCTCGCTTCCCAAATCTCCATCCCTCAGACCACCATAAAATATTGAAGATGGACCGATCATAGCAAACACTTTTTCTACTTTTGTTAGTATAATACTATCAGGCATTGAAAAATCTTCATGTCTGTTGAAAAACAATCTTTTTATTCTTCCACTAAAGTATAAGTTGTAACCAGTTGGGTTATTACTAGCTGATCTAAAGTCATCAAGCTCAGGCATTTGCACGGTGCTACTACTAGATATCGTTATAGCGCCATCTACAGCAGCGTAGTAATCACCGCTCCAATACTTAACACCTATCTTGTAAAACTTATCAAAAGTTCCATACGAGTAGCCTGGTGTCATTGTTGAGTTCGTGGTGAACAAGTTGTTATTTGAAACTCTAACCTCTGTATTAATAGTTCCGTCGTTTTTGAAGTATATAAAAACCCTGTCATCAATAGCGTTATTTCTACTTATACTTATAGAGTTGAATTCTGTTGAAGAGTCTGGCTCGGTAGACATTACTTCCGCATAAATATATCCATCACCTCCAAATAAATCACTGTTTAGCAGTTCTACGTGTTCTATTGGTCTAGAAATGCTAGCACCTGATCTTGGTATTACACTTGTAGGTTGTTTTTTGTTTTCTAAAGTAGCCTCATAAAAGTAATTGTTTTCTCCAGATCCTTGCCACACTTCATTCCTGTCTTCATCTAGTAGATAAATAGCAGCTCTGTAATTAGCGGTGCTTGTAATCAACCCATTTAAAACAATTCTATCATAACTCCCTACAGCTAACGCAAACCTACCTGTAGCGTTTGTTTTGTCAATGACAGATTTTTCAACTATATCAAACGTGGCTCCAAAAAGCTCTGTAAAGTTACCATCGTTACTAACGATCTTTAGCCTAACATATTTAACATTATTGTACTTTACATACACGGCAAAAGAAAAGTTTTCTCCATCTATAAGTTGAACAGCTTTAGCAAATACAGAATGATTAGAGTTGTTATTACCTACAACTAAACGTACAGCATTGTTCTGGTTTTCTGGACTTGCATCAGCAAGTTGAGTAGCACTTAAATCTTGATTAAGCCACTCAAAATCAAAATTATTAGAGTCGTATAATAAATTCTCACTCTCTTTTTCTAAAAGTAATGTGCCACAATTGTCAATGAAATCGTATCTAGGTGTGTTGTTGTTTAGTGGGTCTTGATTTGTTGTAGTAGTTATATCTTCATATATACCACTACCTATTGACATCATAGATTTTTTTATAAATACAGTTCCATCTGTTGTTCCAAAATCGCCATCAATAGCAGTAATATAAAACCTTATAGCTGTTATATCTGTAGCAACAACAAACGAACACCTATACCAACCGTCACCTTTATCCTCCATAGTTCTACCGTAAGCACCATCAGTGTAACTATCTGTTGGATTACCGGTACTCAAGTCAAATGTCGCGTATATAGTGCCATTTGTAGGAGATATAACTGCTAGTGTAATGTAACTTAATGTTCCTTGCTTAGCATGAACGTACAATCTTCTTTCTCCATCTGTTGTTATCAACTGTTCAAGCTTACCATTTAACGAGGTGCCAATACAAGAAAAAATCCAATAATCAGATAAACTAGACAATGTAGCATCAGAGCCAGTAGTCCAAGAAGCACTGTTATCAAAAGTATTTGATCGCAACAACTGGTTAAGCATAAACTTAGATATATATCCGCTATCATCCACCCTTGTTGCTGGAAATCCACTTCCACGAACTACATTAAAGTCACCAGCACCATCAAGTGGCTTAACGGTATGTGCGAAACCATCACTAGCTGCCCCTGAGGTTGCTAAAAAATATAAAGATGATGTATCTATGTTGCTCATTACGCTAAATTATACCTTAGTTTTATATCTTTCTCTACTTGAGATCTTACACTTTGATCTCTATATACTATTATCTCTTTATACAAAACATTATTAAACGCAGCTAAACCATAACCAACCATTAATTTAAGACTTAGCTGTGATGTAGCTAATGTGGTTATTAACTTAAAATCACTGCTTATCTCGTTATACAAATCATCTCTATTTGGGTTTGTAAGAGCACTGCCGTTACTGTAATACTGAATAGGTGAAGAGGCATCATTAAAAGTTGGTGTTCCGCCATTACCTGACAAATCTTGAGGATCAAGTGTACTTCCCTGTTGAGCAACACCGTAGTAAGACGTGTTAGAATCTGTACCACCACCAACACCAGAACCTGTAACACGTTTAACTATATAAGATGAAAATTCTTCGTCTGGTTTATAACTAAACTTTGACAACATAGATTGATTAGAAGCTGTTGTTCTGTTTTTAATATAACCTAAATAAGATCCAGATAAAACGATGTATGGCATTAAAGAAATATCTGTTGTTTTTGCATGGTTAGAGTGTATTGATTGGTCATACCAAGTATGGACAAAAACATCACCACCATTAGCAAACGTTAATAATGCGGTTGAATCCAAGACACCGTTGTTAAAATAGATGTCCTGAAGTACGGTTTCTGTCCCAACAAGCTTTGCTGCTTTTACACACGGGCCTAAATAGTTTTTATCTAACAACTCAAGAGACAGTGCAATACCTGGTTTTTCAAGACCCGAGTTGTTCAATAATTTTCCCTGGCTATAAGGAGCAGATGGTTTTAATTCATCTAAATCATTATACAGACATGTCATACTTTCTACAGAGCCTCCTAAGCTATTAACGCGATCTCTAAAAATATTAGCTAAAACAGTAGAGTAAATCGTGTAAAAACCTGTAGACTCAGCTGTATCTACACCAAAGAAGTTTGTCTCTGTCTGTTTTATACGTATATACTTGTAAAACTCTGTTAGGTCAACATTATGAGTAACTGCTGTTGCACCAGCTATATCCACCCAGTTTGTAACTCCATCATTACTAATTTGCCATTGAAGTGTAGATTCTTCTTCTGGGTTAGCGTTTACACTACTAGTTACAGCATTAAGGCTGTATAATGTTATTGTTTTATCATGCTGCACTGTAGGTAGCTCAAGTATATCTGGAGGTATAGGTGTTCCTAAAACGGGTAGAAAAACACCGTCGTTAGTAATATAAACATTGTAAATCGTATTGTTAGGTGATTGCATTTGTATGTAGCTCACTGGACCACTTGTTCCACCGCCTGTTACACTTTGATACAAAGAGAAACCATATACGCTACCCGCAGAAAGACTACCGTTTGAAGAATTAACGGCTAGTGTTGCTTCGTAAAAATTACTACTACCTATTTGAGTAAAATATTCTAAAGTGTATGTTCCAAAATTAGAAACATTATTTATATCAAAAAGTATAACTATGTTAGAAACAAATGTTTGTAGATAACTAGAAACATCAGTACCATCACTTTTACTACCGCTAAATACTATAGTTATTATATCAGAAAAGTTAGTGTTATCACCACCATAATTTGTAAAACTTATAGTACCGTTACCTCTACCTATTTCGGGAATAGAATCTGTTTGAAATAAGAAATTAATCTGACCAGCGATACCTATAACATTGCTAGAGTTCATCCAGTCAGCTATATCTGATAATACAAAGTTTTTAGTTTGATTAGTATTAGAGTCTGATCCAATTAATCTCTCATCACCATCGATCTTATCATCTATATTGTATGTTTGTATTCTAGCCATTTATAAATCAATTACTCTTCAATAACACGAGTTACAGAATTAGGTGTTGCCATTTCTACAAGTGTTGCATCTAATGCTGTTTGTATTTCTGTTACTCTCTCTGCGCCTAAAGCAGCTTTAGTCCACTCAACTACATTAGCGTGAGTAACCTCGTCAAATGCGGTAAAACTCGATAAGTCTTCTGTTTCAAGAGTTTGAGTTCCTATATGCGTAGCCTCATTTGTACCATCAGAGCCTGTTACTCTCCAATGCACGTTGTAAACTACATCTGTCTGTTCGTTGTGGGTGGGATAAGTGTCCACTGTTTTACAATCCCAAGTGTAAGTGTTTGCCATTTTTAACTTGTGTATTTAGTTGTTGCGGTATCGTTGCCCATACCATTGTTTAAATCGTATTCTATAATAACATTTACGTAAGTCTGTCTGCTCGCTGTATAAGCATCTTCGGTATCTTGTATAGATATTGCAAGTAAATCTCCCGAATCAAAGTGAGTTTCATTACTAAAGACATAATTTACTAAATAAAAATCATCATCAGCTGTAATTTCATAAGCTTCCGTTTCTTCTATCGTCCAATTGTTTGAT